AATAGAGGTTAAAGAGTTTTCTATATACCATAGACCTGTAGGCCCCTTGAATCCGTGATCCCAGTATCTTATCCAAGGAAGATCTTCACCTTCTTGTGCTGGTAAGAACCTGATCACTGCGAATCCATTGCCCGCTTTATCTCTGGTAGGTTTCCAAAAACGATCATCATCATAAGAGTTTGATTCTGTTTTTGGCGTGGATACTGCTTCCGCAGCTTTAACGAGTTTGTCGATTGACGAGCCTCGTGAGCTCTTTAAGTTTGCAAATGACATATTATTTTCTCCATATTTCGTCGTATTTACTGAATTATCCACTTTATCCATAATATAATATTTTATGTAAATTTGTTTACTAACATGTGTTTACACTTGCTAGTATCGAAACTTACAAAGGGCGTATACTTATCGATTAATCTACGAGTATCAGGCCAAATAATGGTATCTGATATGTTCTTAGATTCACGATCTATAAACCCAAATATAGAATTAAGAATTACAACAGTTTCTAAACTGATTTCTTCTTGCATCCATAACTTTACGATAAGAGGATGTTGTCCATTAACGGCTTTAAACATATCGTCAAATGGTACATTCTCTTCTCTTATTCTATTTATATCAACTGAAAACACTCTATGAATACTTTCTTTAATTTTTTTATATTTCATATAGTTTTGATCAGCTTCGCTATCCATCATATCACCGATATATTTTTCGGTATTGATAAATTGCGAGATATAAAAATCTTTTAAATTGCCGTTATACTTTTTAGCCAATTTGGCAAAGAAGTATTTATCCTTTCGTTTGTAAAAACTATTAGGCGTAACTGATGTTTTAAAATTATATTTTATTGCATCGTAGCTAGATTCAAAATGTAGCTTTAATGCGTTATACAATTTATATGATTCGAAAGGATCATTCATCTATTACACCAAACATGTAACCACCAACTAAAGTATCTTCTACCTTCGCCATAAGCTGCAGATCTCAATCTATTGTATAACATTTTCGTATAATGCTTCTACTTCTTCGATTTCACCTACTACTTCTGAAAGGTTTTGTTTATAATAAATTGTTGCCATCTTTCTTAGATGCTTTTTATCAATTTCTACATCATCACAACAGCTTAAGATTGCTTCCTTTATGAAGGCTTTTTCTGCTGCAACTCTAGTCATTGAATTAGAGATTTCGATAACGCAATCTTTAATCCTCTTTTTATCCGCGTCAGTCGACGGAATTATAACATTACTCATATTTTCTCCTATATTGGTAATTTATTAATTTTTTTATTTCTTATTAGATTAGCTTTAGATACTTGTGCAGTTAGTTTTTCTTTAAGCGATGGTGTTAAAAGTTTTGGAACATTCCTTATATCCAATCCTCTTTGCTTAACTACATAAGCCATAGCATCCAAATAATCTAATTTCTTTTCCGCTACCAGTTCTTCTACTGCTTGGGAAAATCTCTTTTTTGTCATTATTTTTTGTTCAATCATAATTTTATAATACCCTTAGTAAAATACAATCTTTATTGATTCTACCATTAGGCACTGTTACTTTAGTTGTTATATTGTCCCACACCTTTTTATTAATCTTAGTAGGTGCGAGGGTAAGTACGTGTGGTAATATGTCCTCTGGTTTTCTAAGTTTAGCTGTTCGGCTACTCTTGTCGCAGAAGTTTTTAATTGAAGTACCACCAACCTCAAATCCTTTCGTACTTGTGGTCAAATACTCTGTAAGCTTTCTTGTTTTAGTATTATATACAAACAATCGTTCTTTACCAGGAATCATTATAGGATTAATAGATGTTAGTTTACTTTCAACATCATTTTCCTTAAACTGTAATTTAGATACCTGTGAATCTGAGCTCTTTGGCTTTTTAGCTCTAGGTAATCTAGCTGATTTGTTATTTAGTTTTAGTCTGTCTACATCAGCAATAATTTTTTCTAATAAGGTAATCATTTTTTTCTTATTACCTTTAGTAATATGTTCATATGCCTCAACTGCTTGTTCGCATGTTTTATTATATGCATCCATAATTAATTCTAATTCAAATTCCATTTTCTTTCTAAAGATATTAATTCCACCGCCCTTTATTCCATGAGCTGTTAGTAAACCATAAGCTGGAAACTTTATATTATCAAAGTTATTGTCCATCCAACTATCTACTACTATAGTATCAAAATCATAATAAATTGTTTCCATCACTTTTTTCTGCATTCTTTCAGCTGGTGAAATTACAACTTTAGTTGGTTCGTTTTGGATTTCTTTTACAATCTTTTTGCCTTCTTCAAGCAATTTACTTAGTCTATCTCTAACGTTATCTGCAATACCTAATCGTTCAAGTGAAAGGCCTGCATTAAAGCATCGTATGTTATTGCCTATCCCTTGGTTTAACTTCCAATTTTCTACTTTCTTTAATGCTTGTACATCTTTCTTAGAATAGCCTAATTCTTTTTCGGCATATAATAATACAATTGGAACATTAGATTTAGTGTTGTGAAAGTAGTTAAAATAATTAGCTGACTGCCGACAAGCGTTTTTAAATTCTTCATCGTTAAGTTCTTGACCATGGTAATTAGGTTCTGTACCTAAGTATTTGTCTTCTAACGATGGGCCTCTTTTTCTAGTTTTTTTCATTGCTTACTCCTATTTTGTACTATTATACCACAGTTTATTTCCTGTGTACAGTGTTTTAATAAAAAAACATGCATCAGATCGTTCGATAAGGAGTGAGTTGATCTGATGCATGCCAAAACTAACCTTTTATAATTTTATTATTAACGGTTGTTTTTATTCCGTGGACAAAATTTTCTGCAGCATTTTCTGCATAAGTTTCTGAATGTCCTTTGTACCACTCAATTCCAATAACGCTATTGTCAATTGAATACCTTACGCCCCAAACTCGGTTTTTAGGGTCTCCTACGTCACGTACAACATCAGCTTGTTTATTGCTATTAACGTACGTTGAAAATGTCATATATTCCATTATTTTTTATCTCCGTCTTTATCTTTTTTAAATAAAGATTGTCCTTTAGAATTTGCTACCATTTCGGATGATTCAATCATAAACCAAAAGGCAATTACTAAAATTATTATTTGCATAAATGTTTCCATCTTACTTTCCTATATGTTCCACTTCTTTTCGTGGGATTACTTGATAGGCACCTTTATTATATGCTGGTGCTACCGTAAAGTTTTTAGATTCTTCTTGTTTCCAAGAAGTATCGTCAACTGGTTCATACTTTGATTTACCAGTATAAGATGGATATTTCTTATTAAATTCTTCCATCTGTAATTGAGCATAAGTTTTTTCTGCCTTATATGGCTTAAACTCATGCGTTGTTTTCTTTTTTCTCATTGAATTAGTTTTACGCTTACGGCCAGTTGGATCATAACGTAGACTTCCTGTATAAAAACTTGTCATTCCCATTATGATTTTTGCCTCCATGCTGCTACTAAATCATCACCTTCTAATTTTGTACCAAAGTAATGTATTACTTTACCATTTTTAGTTCTTTGAATTAAACCATTATTAAATTGAGTATCTGTCACACCTTCGCCATTTGCAGTATCTCCTGGTCTATCGTCATAGTGCATAGAACTCATAGAATGTGCATGTATACTTGATACACCTGATGCCCATTCTTCTGCTGCTAATAATTGTCTTTGTCTTTCGACCACGTCATCGTATTCACTCATTCTTGACCTCCTTTGAGAGCGTCGTACTCTTCCTGTGTTAGGAAGGTCGAGCCTTCGTTTGCTTCGGTGTTGTCTGTCCAGTTCTCTTCAATCATCTCTAACCTCTTTTCAATCTTTTTTAATATTGTTTCTTTCTTGTACCATATACCAGAATACATTTCTGTATGATCAGGCCACTCAACAATATATCTTTTATAGCCAAATGGTCTTTCTGAAAATACTCTGACGTTACCATAGTTAGCTTCTAATAATCGCATTAATCCCAATCGTCCTTCATTGCTTGATATGTTTCCATATAGCTACTACCAGCTAGGTAATCCCTAGTTTGTTCTTCTGAATAATGCATATTTTCTTCTTTAAAACAATCTAATCCGCCAGGAGATAGATGCTTTGCTTTTTTGACTTGCTGTGTAAGCTTAGGTCTATCGTATACTGCTCTTACTGCAGCTTTAAATTCTCTTTCTTCTCGAGCTTTTTCAGCTGCAGCTTTTATTAATTCAATTCTGTTCATTATGCAACCTGTGTGTTATTTTCAAACCATGCTTTTAGCTCGTGGCTACCAACGCAGAAGTCTCCATCTTCCATTAGGAACTCTGCCTTATAGCCTTTACGACCACTGTCGCTTTCCAAGCAACCAGTCCATGTTTCGACCTTCTCTAAGATCTCGGATTTCATCCAACCATCTACGCGATTGTCAGTGACTTTCATAAAATGTATACCATGCTGGGTAGCAGTAAATTCAATTACCGTTTCCCACTCTTCGCAAACTTTTTCATTATAGTCTACGATCATTGCACTTTCAATGTACTCTTTTTGATAGTCATCATCGCTCGTGATGAATTTAGAAACCGCATTGACCACATCAGTGACATTAGCGTCGCCACAGTTAGGAAGTACATAGGTGCTACCACCTTTAAATTTCCAATGAGCCTCGTCAAATTCCGGGTTATAGAACTCGTTATGAGCCGCATAGTTTTCTTGGTATTGGGTTTGTATTACTAATTTTTTCATTTAATCACTCCTTAATTTGATTTGATATAGATATTATAACAGGTCTTTGACCATTTGTACAGTGTTTTTTGCAATTAATTTGCAATTAATTCTTTACCCTCGTTAAGGCTACCAAATGGAGCCATCTTCAAAGATGTAACACCGCATCTATTGTCGAACTTCATCTTTTGTCTTTCTGCCACATAATTGGCCAGAGATCTGGCCTTTTCGTCATTAGGTGCATAGATATAAAATTCCATTGTCATTACGTATCTTTCGTTATCCATTATGCCACCTGTAGGATTGTTAAAGGGCAGTTCCAAAGCCTTCCGTTAATTTCAACGACTGCTTTAGTTCTTTTAATTTTAGTAACAACACCTTTTTCAGATCCGTTCCTAGAATTAACAATTACATCAGATCCTACCGATATGCTTTGCTTAATATCGAATGCCTTAACTGCACGTAACTGCTTTTGTTTGATTTTAATTAGATCGATAACCTCGTTCATTTCTGCATTAGTTGAGATTCCGTTGATTGCTTTGATTAAAGACTTTTTCATAAATTCACTCCATTTATTAATTTATATAGTTATTCTAACAGGTTTTTAGCAAAATGTACAGTGTTTATTTGCAGAAACATGCATGTTTTTTCTATTACCGTGACCATAACAGGTGTTATATAACTTCATTTCTCTTAAATAAGCTGATTTTTCCCATGGTTGATGTTCGTATGAGCACTCCCAATAGTTACGGCCTTTATACATATATCCGTCTATCAGTTCTTTTCTTAGAAACTGCTTAGCATGTACCATTTCATGTGCTACAGCTATCATAATATCCTCAAATTCCCATCCAGTTTTGGCTATTTCTATTTCAACCACCTTATGATCACCTGAACAATATCCCATCGCGTCGCCGTCTACACGCCTCTTAAAGGTAAGGTATATGGTTTTACTACGGAGGTTGATGATACCAAGGGTTCTCTGAAGGTTGTAGAGGTACTGAGATAGGTCTTCTCGATGTGCTTTTTTAATACCTTTTACTACGATATGTGCCATATATAACTCTTTTCCATTAATATATGACCATTCTAACAGGTTTTTTGGTAAATGTACAGTGTTTCTTTATACTTTTTTGTTATATCCTTATAACTCGTCGATATTATGGAGAACATTTAGGTTATTTATTACTGCTAGGGTTATTATACCATTGGCTATACTCATTTCTTCCTCATTAAAAGAAGTAAGAATTACATCACTCCATACGACCTTAAAGGCTATTAATTCTCCAATATTTGGACTATTTGGTAATAACGGATTTTTCTCTTTAGCCTTTCCAGATTTTACTCCCCTGTAAGTAGTCCATATATCAAGTGTGTTAATCACATAAAAATATACTATTTGGCGGTCAGTTGGATAAGTATTAGATAGTGAAAATTTGAATTTTCTCTGTTTTACCTTTGACTTGTATTCTATCGACTTGAGTGAAGCTTCTCTCTTTACACTTTCCAGCAGTGAACTGTGATAACAACACTCGAACCCCATCATAATTGCGTGTTTGGCCTTCGAGTCTAGCTCCAAGGTTAACGGCATCTCCAATGACGGAATAGTCAAATCGAGTTTCTGATCCCATGTTTCCGACGATGCAATCGCCGGTGTTGATACCAATACCAATATCAATCCTAGGTAAACCCTGTTGTTCCAATTCTTTAATAAGTTCATCTGCTGTCTCTACTATCTCCTCTGCTGCTTTTAAAGCCATGTCTGCATGATTATCACATTGTAATGGTGCATTCCAAAAAGCCATAATACAATCACCCATATACTTATCAATCGTTCCACCATGCTTTAAAACTACTTTAGTCATACGATCTAAATAATTATTTATAATAATCACTAACCCTTCAGGATCATCGTTGTTTTTATAATGCTCTGATATTGGAGTAAACCCTACTATATCCATAAACATAAATGTCATCTCTTTCCGTTCTCCACCAAGCTTTAATAGCGATGGATCTTTTTGTAATAGTGCCACTTGTCTAGGATCTAGGTAAGTTTCAAACTGCTTTCTAATTTGTTGTCGTAACATAAATTGCTTATAAAAATTATTAAAGCCCGCTGAGGTGAAGGTTATTATATATAATATTAGTTGAAACGAAAGATCGAGGAGTATACCCCATTCGTACCAGAAGAAATATACAGAAGATGCAGCAATTGCAACGTTCGAGAAGAAGACAACAAGCGATGCCCAGATCGGTAGATAATATACCGTCAAGACCAATACTAAAGATAGAATCAAACCAACTAATATTTCCATTGAATCTGCCCACTGCGGACGAGATATAGAAGATCCATCCATTATAGTTTGTATAACAGAAGCCTGTAACTGATGAGGATATACCAATCCCATCGGTGTTGATGTTTGTGGAACTATACCAGAAGCTGTAACTCCTACAATAACTGTTTTTCCATTTAAATTAGGTAATGCATCTACTCCATACATATAACTATCAAATGTGTAATTTGTATTAATCCATATAGATCCATTAGTATCAGTTTTTACTGGTTCATATGGTGGAATCATTACATCTAATATACCAAAATCTTCGACATGCATCGTATATGATTTTTTGTCTTGAAGTACTCTAATAGTTTCTAATGCAAATGACGGATATAATTTATTGTTTACTTGTGATATTAGAGGTATTCTTCTTGTGACATTATCAACCTCTTGAGCTCCATTTATTAATCCTACACCCCAAGCTTCTGATTCTAACATTGATATATTAGTTACTAATCCAGTGTATTCATATGCATAATTATATGGATCGCCTATACCTTTTATTGCTGTTCCTACATATGGTGCTTGATTACTTCTTCCCGCTGAGCTTGCGTCTTGTGATAATATGATTCCATTATCTCTGATCCATGATGCAAATATTTCGTCACCACCAAATCTATCTGACTCTGGAAACATTATAGTAAATCCAATCATACCTGCATTTGCATTACGTAAATCAGATATCATCTGTGCGTATGTTTGTCTTGGGAATGGATATTGTCCTAATGCTTCTAGGCTATCTTCGCCTATATCAATTAATACAATTTGGTCTGAATGTTTATCAGGTAGTGATTGGATATATTGATCAAAGGCATTTAATCTAGTTTCTTCTAATAACTGAGGATCTTGTACTCTTAAACCAATTAATAAAACAATTATTAATAGTGTTGTCCATATTGAAGTAATGTATTTCATGCGTATATATCTATTAATAATCCTTTTTTCTGATTAGGATAGCCGTATTTTCTTCTTATATAATATTTTAAATTAGTTAAATTTTTTCTGAAGCCATTTGAATATTGCATATATTGTGAGCCCGTAAAACGCTAAAACGCTCATAGGTAAAGCTATGTAAGCTAATTCCCATGGCGAGAGAAATAAAATTTCCCATGTAAAGTTTATTGCCGCTTCCGCATCACTTGTAGAAGTTGGTGTGCCAACCTCATTTACAATATCGAGTTCATATTCAGTTAAAAAGTTTGTCCACTCTTCTTCAGTAAAACATATAAGATCTTCTGGACATTCCATATTAATTACCCTGTGTTACACTGATAGAACAACCACCAACCGTTACACAATTTTGTGTAATAGAATATGATTGATCAGTTTGTCCTTGTTGTATTAAATTTAAAGTTGTTGGTTGTGAACCATGTAAAGCTATATTAGCAGTATGTTCACCACCGTTTGTTTTTTGCAAAACATCTATAGTATTACCATCTGATGTTGTGTATAGGTTTAATTCTTTACGACCATTATTTTTTTGTCTAACCCATATGTCATT